ATAATCTTGCATACACTTTGTGCTTTTTTCTTATCGCCCACGCTACCAAACACAGGAATATTACTGTATCCGCGCATATGGCAATAATAGATACCCTCTTTTTGCGATACCACATATGGCTTTTTGCGATCACTCATTTTCCCTCCTTTCCTGCCATACAAATGTATTGTCGTCCGATGTCCAGCCTGTTCTTGTCGGCTTTCCTCGGCTATAACAATCACAATATCCTTGAGGCAATCTGATCTGCCCCTTATCATCAAACGCCCTTAAATGCCCCGTTATCGCCGCGTAATTACACATTACCCCGTCGCCGCCGTTCGATTTCATGCGGTATTTACACTTCCTGCATACCGCCTGTGTTGCCTTGATTAACATTTGTACTCCCCTTATATATAATAAACATATTGATTTATATTGTCAACTATTTTCTTCAATTTGCCCCGTGATCTTTTGCGTTACACCCTTAACCATATCCGCAAGTGCTGGCGGCACTTTATCATCAAACTGTTGTCGCTGAACAAGTGTTCTATAATTGCGTTGAAAGTTTGAAGCGATCACGGTGTTAACGTCGTCAGTGTCCGACATTGCCCATTGACGTATCATATTTGCGCCGCCGACCGCCTTTTGTACCAGCGGCGGCAATTCTTCAAACCTTTCCGCGCTGTGATAATTGCCGTCTTGTATCGCACGTTTAACCATTGCCCACGCCTCGCCCTCGGATATATACTCGTTATCCTTTGGCTTGTTGATACAGCCAATGATCTGCGACGCACTCGGAGCAAACCCCGTATTGCTGGTTTTCATGTAGATTTTTAATGCGCCCATTGCCTGCTCTGCTGTATAATCAGCCAATGCCCAACACCATGAATCAACCGCAAGGGTAAAATCATCGGGTTTGAAGTTAGCATACAGCGAATTGATAGTCAGCAAAAACTTTTTGATTTCCTCTCGGCTCATTTTACACCCCCTTTATGCGTTCATCCACTTATCATACAACGTTTGCGGCTGGCTTTGTGCCGAATACTGTTTTTTGTATCCTTGTTCTTTGACCGCATCAAATACCCACTTGCGCATACATAAATAATGGCTTTTGGCTTTATATCCTTTCATTTCGATATACTCGTCAAGGTATTTAATAGCGTCGTGTGTTTCTGCCTCGCCGTAATCATTAAACAACTGATCGCGTTCTTTATCGGTTAATTTGACGTGCGCGTATTCCCCGTATTTATGTTTTACATTATCATTAACCTTTACATTATCATTATCATTGTCATTATCATTTACATTCTCATTATCAGTATCATTTACATTATCATTATCAGTCGCACTTGATAACACTTGTTTACATTTGTTGTCATTTGTTATCATTTGTTGCGTTTTGTTTTTTCTTGCCTGCGACCTTTTTTCGCAAATATCTGCGTATTTGTCAGCGTCCGCATCTAATTGCTCACATATCATGGCATATATCGCCGCAATAACAGGGTCGTTAACCTCTGCGCCCTCGCCCAGTTTATACGCGCATACCGCTTTTATCAGTTTTCCAGCCGTTTCATCGGGCAAACCGCAAAACAGCCGTGACCAATTATCATATATCACAAATGATTTTTTATCAGCCATAATTGTACCTTTCAAATAAAAAACCCATAATCAAAGGCGTGCAGACCGATGATTATGAGTTTTATGTGCCAGTTATGTTGTTTTCGCCCGATCATGGACTGCACTCCATAACCGACAACATAACAATAACATATCATCAGACCGATTGCAAGCCTCAATCAAACAGGGATAATTGCCCGTCGATCTGATCTCGTTTTAACAACCGCTTGTGGCTCTTTATGCCCTTTAGTATCTCCCGTGCCCTGTGCTGTTCCTGCCGTATGTAATGCGTCAAATTCGGGTCGTCGGGGTCTGTGGCTATATAATAGCCGTTGCCTACGTTAATTATCGGGTGTTCGGCTTTTAACGCCGCAATCGTTAATCTGATCTGTCGGTCGCTATGCCCTGTCAGTGTTGCCAGCGTTTCGCGGCTGATCGCCTTGTCTGCCTCTGTCGGTAAATAATCAATTACACTTGTTATCATTATTCATACCCCTTTCAATATCATTCGTTATTTTGTTCCAACTTTGCCTTGATTGTCTGCATCCGCTTAATTATATTACGGGTGTTATGTTTTGATATGCTGTCGATACTGTTTTCCAAATGTTCAGTTTCAACGCCGATCTGTAACGATAAAACAATATACAGCAAATCTGCCTGCGTCTTTGTCAGTTTAATGATCATACCGCACCCCCTGTGATAATGTTTTGTATGTTTGCCAGCGATGTTACGGCCTTGCTTTCAATGGCGTTGATCTTGTCAATATAAAACTGTTTAACCATATTTTCCGCCGCTGGTATATTTTCCTCACGGTCTACAAGCACCTTGCCTCGGCTTGATATTTGCATATACACCGACGGCGTTTTTGATAACCAGCGGTTTTGTGTTTCCAAAACAAATGTGCCATAATTGTTGTAACCCCGTTGTACCTTGATTTCGCCCTTGTATGCGTAAACCAGCCACGATATATGCCCTTTTCTGTACTTATCCAAATAACTACTCATACAATCCCTCCGTGTATTCTTCAATCTGTGACCAGCACGGGCAATTCGGCTTGTCGTTAACAAAATGCTCCTCAAACTGTGCCTCGGTCAGATAATCAGCCTTTTTGCAATCCGACGCGTCGGTTGATCTGTCGTAAAAAAAGTGTTCGCACGTCCAACAATCCTTTAACATCACTGTACCCCCTTTTTGTCTAAATGGTCGATAATCATATCAAACACGTCCTGCCTTGCATCCATGATCTGTTGTGATATATACGCCGACAACGCCAACGCCAGCGTATCTGCAAGGGTAAACCCGTACTGGTGGCATATAGCCGTGATCTCGTTCTGTATCTCGTCGATTGTTTTCATATCCCTGCTCCGTTCTCCCCGTCACGCCGTTAGGTCAGCATCAATATTACATATCCTCAAAACACTTGCCAGCGTCAGCCTCATCCATACCGTTTGCCATACAAGCCGCATATCTTGCGTTTACTCGCCACGCCACAACCTCGCGTATGCGTCCGTATTCCTTGCCTGTTACCCTACGCCTTGCCGCACCCGTAAGGTCGTCGATCTCGTTCATAAGGTCAAACATATCAGCCTCGCCGTTTATGGTCTTTCCTGCTACCTCAAACGGGCAAACAATCTTGTTCTCGCGTATATCGTATATCAAGCACCATGCCTTGTCGTGCATTGATTCAAGGTTAAACAGCCATGATTCCTTAATCATATACTTGCGCTCGTTAGGGTCTGTCGCCTCGGAGGCTGTGATTGTAACGCCTGCGTGTGTGTGACGCTTTGTTGCATCGTCTGCGGCATCCTGCGTATCAAATACCTTGCCCCATGACTTGTTGTTTGGATTCCAGCGGAAACCGTCTGCCTTTAACTGTTCCTTGATGTTGAATGTGTTACCCGTAATTGTTAATCTGATCATTTTTCACTCCTTTGGGCGGTTTAGCCGCCGCCCTCGGCTTGTTGGATTATGCTTCGTAATTTACCCTATATTCAATACGCTGTGTGCCTTGTCTGTTCCACTTTTCCTCTTTAAGTTCTGCGGTTTTACCGTCTTTGTGTAACTTTGCTATAAACTTCTTTGCGTTAACCTTATCTGTAAAAAGCCTTGTTCTGTTCATATCCCGATCTCCTTTCGGTGCAAACCCTTGTTACAATCATATAGTACACCTTGCGGTTGATAATGTCAACACATATTTTTATTTTCTTTGCATTTTGAAAGATTTTCTTTGCAAACAAAAAGAGGCGGCATAATAGCCGCCCCCTGCATCCCGTTCACTGGAAAGGTATTTCCTCGTCAATATTGTCGGGTATCTTCATAAATTCGTCAGTCGGGTTTTCTGTCGGCTGTCCGATTGTTTCGGGTGCATCAGCCTTTTTTTCGACAAACTCGGCATTGTTAACAACCACGTCGGTTGTATATACCTTGTCGCCGTTGTCCTTTGTGTAATTGCCAGTACGGATTGACCCTGTTATGGCAATCTTCATGCCCTTGCGGAAATACTTGCTGATAAAATCCGCGGTTTTGTCAAATGCCACGCATGATATAAAATCTGCGCCTGCATCTTTTGACCGCCGATCGCAAGCAACCGTAAACCGTGCCACCGTTTTATTGTCAGCGGCTTGCCTGCTGTCGGGGTCTTTTGTCAACCGCCCGATTCCATTCCATACATTCATAATATAATCTCCTTTCACAAATAAGATTTATTAAATTCCTTGATAAATTGTTCCCGTGTGCCGTAATGCGCCTCGTAATATTCCTGCGCCATGATCTTTAACTTTGTATCAATCTGTTTGGCATCCTTGCTAGCGTGTACCCCGTTCGGGTGCAAGTCGGGGCGCAACGGCATAATAAAACCGTACTGTTCCGACCTGTCGTGATTGCTACCGCCAAAAATATGGTGGCGTTCCACGGGCGCATATCCCGTAAAATAACAATGCTCTAAATCATCAGTAAATACGCTAAATAGTTTTTTCGCCATTTTCCCACGCTTTCAACGCCGCTTGCATTTCCTCACTGGTAGGTACTTCAATGCCTGCGGCTTTCATATCGTCAATCACGCCGTCCAGCAACCTTGCAAATTCCTTTGTGTTATACGTTGACGAGCCATAATAACATAACACCTGTTTTTGCCCGTTATGATCGCCCACAACTTCGCACTCGCGGTATATCTGTTTGAAGCGTTCAACCGCATCCGCTGGCATTTCGACCATTGTATATTGACCATACTTGTTAAGGGCGTTTATGTAATAATCCCA